CTTCGTAAGTAACTGTTATATTGGTTTCAGTATTTGAACTGACCATTGCACCGACTGTATCGGCAATGTATTCGTTTAAAGCTGTACCATCAACTGTTATTGCGTCAGCTTCTAATGTTCCATCTATATCTGCATTACCTGAAATATCAAGTGAACCTGCGTCTAACTCTCCTGAGATTGTTAAAAGACCACTAGAAGGATTGTATGTGAATCCAGTATCACTTTCTGCTCCTTGAGAACCTGTAGCTCCATCAACAAAGATAGGATATACTGTCTCATCTGTAGAGTTATTAGCTGAAACTGTAATGTTATCAGCAGTACCTGTTGTATCTTGGTTAAGAGTACCAACTGTAAAATCAAGAGTATTATCTCCATCTTCATAAGCTACAGTTATTCCAGACTCTGTGTTAGAACTAACCATAGCTCCAACTGTGTCAGCTATATATTCGTTAAGAGCTGTGCCGTCTACTGTATAAGCATCGGCTTCAAGAGTACCATCTATATCTGCATCTCCACTAATATCTAGAGTAGCTGCATCTAGTTCTCCTGTAAGTGTAATATTACGGAATGATGCAGCATCTTTATTAGAATCTACTACAACAGCTTTAGAAGCTGCTACAGTTCCTGCTGTAATTCCATCAAGCATCTCAAGTTCAGCTTCTGTTAATTCTGCACCTGATCCTAATGTAAGTGTTCCTGTTACTGTAAGATTATCATTAACTGTTACTTCAGAAGTTGTGTGACCTATTGAAACTGGAACACCTGATGTTGCAGTACCTATAGTAATACCATTTGAAGTATTGGAGTTATCTATATTTAATGAGGTTGTTGCGTCTAATGAAATTGTTGTTCCATCTACTGCTAGTGTTCCATCTATATCTGTATTGTCTAAGTTAGAAGTTCCATCAACATCTATATCACCTGCAACATCTAAACCTGCTGCACCTGCTAAGACTAAATCATCTGCTGATGTATCCCAAAGCATGTAAGCACTTGCTGTATCACCAAAGAATTTAACATCATATCCTGTATCATCTACACCAACAGTTATTGTATTATCTACTTGAATAGCACCATCAAGGTTTGTTGTTCCTGAAACTGTTAATAGGTCTGTAGTTATTGTTCCATCAAAGTATGCATCTTTAAATTCTAGTGAGCTTGTACCTAAATCTATATCGTTATCTGTTACTGGTACTATTGCTCCATCTTGTATTCTAATTTGTTCTACTGCTGCTGAAGATACCTCTACAAAGAATCCCCATCTATTGTTTGTACTATCTGCAACTATTTTATTAAGAAAATCTAAATCTCCTATTGTGTGGATGTTACCACCATGTCCTGCTGTTCCATCGTGCCTGTGCCCTGTAGAACTAGCACTACTTGAACTATAAGTAAATGCGTTTACTAATTGGTTATATTCATCATTAAATAAAGCTGCTGTGATAGTATCACCATCACTCATTGAACTTTGTCGTGTATAACTCTGTGCCATTTTTATTGTCTCCCTGAAGGTTCGTAATCTATATATATGCCGTTAACTGTATATGGGTCTTTAGTATCATCACTAAAAACTCTAAAATAATTGCTATGTCCACTACCCTCTACTACTTGTCTTGTTATAGGATCAGAAGCTGCTCCAAAAACGTAGCTACCTGTAGTAAATGTCGCATTACCAAATAATGAAGGCTTGTCTACTGATATAGAATAATCTGAGGGTTGTGGATTATCTGGATCATCAAAATTATATCTTATTCTTAAAGTAGATGAAATTTCTCCTTCTGGTGTTGCTGAGATTTTAACGTATTTTAAAGTCTTTAATGTTCCTAAATCTCCGTAATCTAAATCTGGTGTTTGATATTCTGCTTTAATATTTGTTTCTACTTCCGAAGGATTAAAACTATTACCTGTATCGTGATTATATACATAACCATTATAATCTCCGTGATAATGTTTTTCAACTCCACTTGAATTAAATCCTGAAGTTGCTGCTGCACTTGCGTCTATACCAAAAGTTTCTGCCCATTGAAAATTTGTAGCTCCTTGAGCATCTGTTTTAAGTGTTCCTATTATTCCTTCTGATGCTGTACCAGTAGAGCTTGTACCATAGTATAAGCGATATTGAGATTTATCTCGAATAACAATACTGCTTATATTAAAAGTTGAAATATTATCAGCAATGTCTTTCATTATTGGTTGTATAGCTCTACTAACTGTTCCTAACTCTACGTCACCAATTCTTACTGTACCTGCTAATGTTCTTATTCCGTCTGGTGCTAAAAATACTAAGTCACCACCAATCTCTTGAATACTTTTTCCATCTAAACAACCTATGTTTTGTGTAATTGGTTGTATAGCTATTGTAGATGAATTATTTATATTTACTAACTTATAAATACTATTTTTACAAAAGATTATTAAATCATCCCTAAAGCTTCTTAATCCTACTACTTGATCATCTAATACAATACTACCTGAACCTGTAGAACTAAAATCATCTATATCACTTGTACCACTATAAAAAATAGTATTAGGTGCTGTAGCTGCTCCTGCTACTACTAAGTGTTTATCATGTATTGTACAAAACTTAGGATAGTGTGTTCCACTTACTGTAATCTCTTTAGCATAATAAGTTCTATCACTTAATGCACCAGTACCTGTCATTTTGAAGTAAAAAGGTTTAACACCTGATCCTTCATCTGTAATTACAACTTCTCCATAAGTTGTATCGCCTTCGTAAGTTATAAAATGTGCTTTGCTTTGTGAAGTTCTTGCTAAAGCACTACGTCCTGTAAAAGTACTGTAGTTATCTCCACCACCTGCTACACTATCTCTATTAATCTGTAACCAACTTGTACCATCTAAACTAAAATATATATTAGTTCCTGAACAAGCTATAACTCCATCTGCATAAACATGTAAGCCTAATACTTGATTAGTGCTATTTGGTCTAGCAGCACTTCCTCCTCCTAATACTGAAAAGCCATTAATTCTTCTATAACCACCTGCAATATCTACTTCAAAGTTTCTTAACCTTGTAGCTGCTCCGGGTCTACGAAGTAATTCAAAAGAACTAGAAGCTTTGTCTAGTCCTCCTTCACATGCTAATGCGTATGGTTGTGTTGCCATTAAAAATAAAGTCTATCGTCTGTTATATAATTTGGTTCAGGATTTAAAAAATTTGATCTCATTTTCTTTAATCCTTCTTTGTAATCTTGTAATGCAAAAGCTGCTTGTTGTGGAGAATCTTTAAACTGATGAAAATGGTATCTTGCTCTAGCCATAAGAACAGATGCATATACATCAGGAAAAACTATTGTATCTCCATGAGCATCTAGTGCTGTAGGTAAATCCCAAGCAAAGAACCAAACTCGATATACTTTATCTGGTATTGGACTTAAACCAAATTTTCTTGTATCAGGACTTCTAATTACATGTGTAGGTTCACCATAACTTTGACTATCCGAATCATCTGCGTTTTCTGATTCTCTTCTGTATCTTACCCAATCAGGAGAATTTATAAATTTTAAATTTTGACTTGTGTATGGAGCACTTTCTCCGCTTACTCCAATAGTTGTCAGATAAAAATTATCCCAATCTATTGCCCCATAGTCTGTAGTAACACTAGAACTGGATGATTTTAATTCATACCATCTAGTTCCTGCTACTGTTTCAACATAAACATTACCATAAAAAGGGTCTGTTGCTCCGCTTTCTCCTGTAGCTAAAAAACCCCATTGAGGTTCTGCCATTACTATATCATCATATGCTCTATTGACACAATCTTTTGCATGAGCTTGAATACCAATTGCATCACCAAAATTAGACGAAGTTAAAACAACTTCGTTAAGTTCTCTTAATAATTCGTTAGTAAGTTGTAAATAGGTTGTTGCCATTATTTTTTACCTTTAGCTTTTTTCTTAGCTGTTTTACTTAAATCTTTAAAGTGATATAATTTTACACTTGTTTTACCATGAGTTTTACCAGAATGTAAATCTCCATTTGGCATTTTATGAGTTCCACCTTTATGTAGTGTGCCATCTCTTTTGTAATGTGGTACGCCTTTCATATTAACAAGGTTTTGCTTTAGGCATAGCATTACCACCTTTGCTATATGCTTTTCGTTTGTTCATTGATCCACCACCATATTTTTTTATACGAGGCATTTTACCTTGTGCAGCTTTATTTCCTAAATTATTTTTGTAATCACCTTTCATGTTCATATTTGTTCCTTTTAATTAAAAGTGTAAGGGAGAAGCGAATATAAATTTTCTTCTCCACTTACGAGTCGATATTAGTTATTCTTCAGACTCTACTATTAATCCGCTTGAGTTGTAGTAATTCCGTCTTGAACTTTACATTGTCCGTCAAGATACCAATTAGTACCATCAGACCATACATGAACATAATCTCCATGTACA